TTTAAGGATCCTCTTAAAGCTGACGAGGAATGGGATGAGTCATTTCCTCTTCGCAAGATTGACCCCAAACAACAGTACTTTGTCTATCCAATGTTGAAATGTAAGACAACCAAGTCCGTTGTGAAGGTGAATTCAACAAACCCACTTACATCATGTCCATTCACAACAACGGACCAAGCACAAGCACCAAACACAACCAATGGTGAAAATGAAATGAGCCAATTAATAAGCTTGAATGGCGGGCAAACGCTGTACGACTATATGACAAAGCGATACAGAGAGGACGGTGGAATCAGCTTCAAAGAGTTCATAGAGATCATGATCAAAGTAGCTACGGCCCTCACTATCTTAAATGAGAAAGCAGGCTACGCCCACCAAGACATCAAACCAAATAACATCTTGATCAACGACAAAAAAGAAGTGAGACTCATTGACTTTGGGTTCATGACACCAAATGATAAACTTCTTACACTCACCAACCCATTTTTAGGGAAAAACTACTGGATACACCCTCCGGAGTATTGGGTTATAAACAAACGTCTTAGAAATGAGCCAATCACGGAAGCCAACCTAGCCGAATACCGGCTCAAGCGTCTTTTTCAACTCAACTCCGTCTTTTCGGATGAAGATCATGAGCAAATAAGCACCATGTATACGAAGTTTTGGCCATCCTTGTGCGAGATAGAGAAGGCATATGAAAACATAAATACTGCCAATGTTGATAGTTTGAAGGTAGATTCATTTTCACTTGCAATAATGATGGTATACATGATACAATTTGTAAAAATACAAGAAGTACAGGATGACAAAAAGGTGGAGATAAAACAACTCATCAAATTTTCATCTCATCCGAATCCAAAACAGCGACTTACATGTCATGAAATGAAGAAATGCTTAAAGAACATATCAATACTATGATAAGAACAATCTAGAGAAACTAGACACTAGGAACAATGAAACTCATTGATACCTTTTGTTTCAATGGTGAATCAATTGTGAGGTTTCGGTTAAAATATCTTGATCCATTTGTTGAAGAATTTTACATTATAGAAGCGTGGGAAACACATTCTGGTGTGAAGAAAGATGAGTTGTACTCAATCCGTCACAAAGATTGGTTTCAAGATTATGAAGGTAAAATAAAATGGATAATTATTGAAAAGTTTCCAGAACCATCTCTTCAATGGTACGAGGAAAATAAGAATAATTTTTGGATGTTGGATAATAAAGATCATTGGTTTAGGGAAGAATTTCAAAGAAATATATCAATATCATACATCGACGAGAAATATAATAACATGAACTATTGTGTAATCGTATGTGATGTTGACGAAATTCCAAATAAAGACTATTTACATTCAAATATCTTAGAATCTATTTTAAACAACAATGATGAACCAATATATTTCGAAATGGAATTTCTGTATTATAACTTTAACTGGATTAAACCATACAAGTGGTACAAAGCTTATTTGATTTCTGGAAAAAGAATTAAAGACAAACAATTATCCTCATGGCGAACAAACTATAACCCAAAATATATGCTTAAGCAAGGAGGTTGGCATCTTAGCTACTTCATGAATACAACAAATCTTTTAAGGAAGTTGAGATCATTTGCTCATAGAGAATGTGATCGACCCCACTACGACGAAAACTACATTGAAAATTGTATAATATCTGGTAGAGATCTTTTCGAGAGAGGACAGGAAGAAGATTGTATTCGCAAATGTAGAAACGATTTCCCAAAGGATTTTCTTGAGTGTATTGAGCTGTTTGACAATCAAATGAGTTAAGGATGTAAAAGTGTATGATAAAAGGCATGGATATAAAACAATATATACGAATTTACGATCTAAAGTTTCCAGAAACATTTCTTGAAGGCTTAATAAAAACATACGACGATCAAATGGAAATTGCAATGGTTGGAGACATTGCAACCTTCGATATTCAGCAAAGAAATTGTCTCACAAAAAAGATATATGAACCCAATCATATTAATATTATTTACAATGAAGTTGATAAAATGATACTTGATTACACCTGCGTTTTCCCTCATGTTTCTATAAGTAAGAATGACGAGGGATACATTTTTTTAAGATATGATGAAGGCTGCTTCTATAAGGAGCATATCGATTGTTGTAAATTTGAGAGAAAACTATCAATTATAATAGTTTTGAATAGTGACTTTCAAGGAGGACAAATTTCATTTTTTAATCAATCGTATACACTAAATTTAAGGAGAAATCAAGCAGTAGTTTTCCCGTCAAATTTTGTATTTCCTCATCAAGTTCGTCCCGTCACATTCGGGACACGCCGTTCGATTGTGACTTGGGTTCGATGACTTCATTTCTTTATTTTTACCTCATACTCGATAACTTACAATTAAGGTTGCAAGAATAATAAAACCTTTCTTTACTTTTGAAACCCCACAACGTTGATTTGCCTCGAAGTTGAAGAGTGATCCATTTTGACCACAAATAACTGAGTTGTTCAATAAAATAAGTCCACCGTCATCGGCCGTACAAATAAATAAATTAAAGAAAATTTTTTGGTAGCCATTCGATGTGTTTTCACATACAAACCTTTCATATGTTTGACCTCCTTCGTAACAAATATCAAGTAGAAGGACGGATGTAGAACACATTTGTAAGATTTGCTTTGCAAAATCATCATTCTCTTCGAAGCATGACAACAAACTCTTATACAATGAATCACTTTTTAACAAGAAAATACGATCTATATTGAGTCCTATTGGTATCTTGATGTTCCTTTCAATGTAAAATAAAGATTCCTTTTTTAATTGAAATGTATTTACTTTCCCATTAACATTGATTGTTCGAACCGGTTCTATGAGAATATCATGATCTAGAACGGTGCTTGAGGGAAGTTTGTAGTTATCAAAAATATAAACGCCATCATTTCCTACAATTTTAACAATACAAATGCCTGAAAGGTACCAAAAGTAGTCCCCCGTACACAAATGAATACAAGTTCCATTTACGGTGATATGTCCGTTGGTATTATGGACACACAAAAGACATGATAGCGAAACTTGATTGTTCCCATTAGAATAGAATATAGAGGTTGGTAAGAAAGCTATGATTGTTGATTCTTCAACTGCCTCTTTATGTAACTTTTTGAATGATGAAGCTACTTTTTGGTAATGATAAAATATATTATTGAAGTGGTTTGAAGTCACAAGATATTTATAAGAAATAAGAAGTGGGGAATCTTGTATAATATTTAATGAAAGGAAACTCGAATAGACTTTGTGTACCTCATCAAAATTATCTGTTGTGAATATTTTATCCAAAAATGGCAGTTTGTTGTCCAAATTAGACATTTCGACGTTAAAGTAATTCAATATGTATTTAGATGAGTCCAGAAGAAATGTCATATAAAACGGATTGCTTATTATACAAGCAAACGGTTTACAGTTTTAAATATGCCAAACAAATACATCGGCTGTTTTGAAAATGCTTTTGACAGCACCTTATGTGATGAGATTGTTGAATGGTTTTCTTCATTGCAATCAACCCAAATCATTAAAACTTCATATGGAGAGGGTGAAAACACACAATGTTTACGATATAATATTTCAAGATCAGAATTTCATATTATGAAAAATAAGTTAGGTACACAAATACTCAACGCTTTACACAAATTTGTTAACAAAAAATTAATGCCGTATCTCCAAGACACTAACGTACAGTTTCCCGCAAATTCATATTTCACAAATTTCGAAGTACGAAAATTTTATGGAAATACAAGGGTACACCAAGATGGTATTGAACCTTGCCACCTTCAAAGGAGTACAAACGACGAATGTTTTCTTGCACGTTTCGGAGTAATTGTGATTTCATTGACTTCAAGCAATGATACACTAGTCTTTCCAAACCAAAATGAAGAGTATATTATGAAAAAAGGAACAGTAATATTTTTCCCACCTTTTTGGATGTATCCACACTATAGCAAGAACTTTGAACAATGTATTGATCGAATGTCCCTTCAAGTTTGGATTCTAGAGGAGTCGAGATTTAAAAGAGAATCAATACATGATCTATTCACAACAATAGGTCTAAATGATTCAATATAGGTCATTTTTGCCAATGGACCTTTTCAAAAAGTGTATAAATTATATTGTACATAAAGGACATTGGCAGCACAAGCAAACATCAAATTTGACTCTAAATTCTTCGAATCAAGTAAGATTTTGGTATATGGAATTACAAAATGAAACAATCTTTAATACAAACGTATTTGAGCGCATCATACAAACAACATCAAAACACTTCGAATTATTACGCGTTTATGCAAACGGGCAAACGTTTGGTCAAGATGGAGATTTTCATACGGACTGTTCGTGCATGAATAATGATACTTGTAATCATTGGACTTTTCTTATATATACATCGTCTATCCCTGGAAATACTGAATTCAAAATAGAAACAGAAGGATCAGAAGGAATGTCCGTTATTCCATTTGAAAATAACGCTGTGTTGTTTAAATCGAATATTGTACATAGAGGTCTAGCACCTTTTGATAAATCGGGTTTGCGTGTAACCATAGCTTTTAAACTACGACAAATATGAGTATTTTAAGAAATCTTCCGTATCAATAAAGAAGAATGTCGTTACCAACACCAAATGATAATGCTATAAATAGCAGTGGTGCCATAAGTTTCTCATTATTGAAAAGCACGTTAGGTCCATATGATACATCACCTATACGCTTTAGTGATTTTATTGTCGAGACACTTGGCAGTATTGGTCAAGGTTCTAATGTAGGATCATTTCGCGGAAAACGCTTACCAAACCCCGTATTATTAATAAGTGATAATGTGAAGACAACATCGAGTGAATATAAAGATGCACCATCGTCAATTACATTGAGTGAACCTTATGCTTTCAAAAAATATAATCATCGTGAATTTAAAACAACAGACTTGAATTTCAAGTTTTTAAGCTCTCGTTATGGTAGCAGCTTTGTAAATGTAGATGTTGATAGTCAGATTTTACCCGTTTTAGAAAACAACGGGAACGGGACGACTTCTACAAATGTAATATTTAGTGATAAAGCAGTCACAACTACTTTGGCTGTACGTAAACGCAATGGTTTTTTAGTAAACTATAGTTCTAATATCAATTCAAGCGTGCAAGTTAGTCCCATGTCCATTACATTGGGACTACCTTTACAATCAACACAAGCACAAAGCACAAACACACAACATGGACGGCACGGTCATCAAGCACATGAAAATGCTAATCATAGTTATCATAACCATCATGATAACAGAGTCATTCCTTCAAATGGTTCAGGAGGTTCTAGAAATGTAATAAGCAATCATCAAGCAAACCCCTCAAACGAAAGTGCGGATAATCAAACTGTTCATCATCATAATTCCCCGTCTGCTAATCACCATAATAGAGATCACGGACACCATGCAAATGCTCAAGTTGGTGGTATCCATACAAATGGCGCAACAAGATATAGAGGGCCTTTCCATCATAATACTCCTGCCGTCCATAACCATCAAAATCATGGCACATACCATCATAATACTCAAGCGAATCATCAAAATCACAGTCATATCACACACCACCATCATCAAAATCATTCACTAGTATATAAAAGGTCTCATGCAACGGCATCACTGGTTCAAAATAATTCTGATTTAACGTTAAATTCACATTATACTTTAACATCGTCAATTGACACTTCGAGCGCAGGATCTTGTTCATTAGAACGTAACTTGGTATCTGTATCAAACAGATTTGCCTCAACGGACTACACAAGTGCATGTACATCAAGGTATAAATTGACGGCAAGCTTTACTTCTCCATTATGGAAATCAAGCTCACAAGTGTCCTCCGGACTTGCTGGAGTAGATCTCGCCTAATAAACCTATTACTGACTTATACATGAGCTTATCTTGAACCACTTTTTGATGTCTCCCGACCCTTAAATTCCCGTCCCCTTTGATTTTCTGGAAATCTGAATTTTCAAGAATTTCCGTCTCAATTGAAATGGGGAGTGTCAAATAATATATTGAAATCAATACCTTTCCATCTTTACGACCATCATTTTGTAGTTTATCGTAAAGCGCTTGGAAACTTTCGAGAAACTTGTCCGGAAAATCTTGAGTAATTAATGTCAGAATCCTCCTTGGAGAAGCATTAAGTTCACATAGTTTAGGTTGAGATTCAAAAATGTTCGATGTTACCTCCCATTTTCCAAGGTTCTTGGAGAGTATTTCATGTACAATATCAATTGATTTGATGTCACAAGCGCAAAGAAACAAGATCTCGAATCTTGTATGTTCTTGTATTAAATGACATAGATTTACAAACGTTTTCGTGAATACTATTGTTTGATTTGAATTACTTTCATGAAGTTTATATGTATCGTTACATTGTTCAACATTTACGTCATTAAAAGAATAAGATTCCACAGAAGGAAAAGAGTTCACATTTGATGAAGAAGGGACATGTAAACATGCAATTTGAGGGAAAGAAATGGGGGGGCCAGGATGAAAGAACATGCTTTGTGTGTACATATCATCCATTATATAGTTGATAAGGTTTTCAAATGCGAACTCTTCATGACGTGAGACGTCCTCTATGTATTTATCAAAAATTGACAGAAAATGCTCTTGATAAGGTAAAGGAAAGAGGATATAAAATTTGCGTAGATAACCACATATTTCTGTTTTATGTTTCATTAAAAGACGCTTTGGAACTTCTATGAGAAATTCCCAAACGACGGCATATAGCATGTGCTTTTCCCAAAATTTACAGCAGTCATTCATATTAAATTGTTGTTTTCCAAGACGACCATTTACATGGTTGTGGAAAATAAATGTATATTCCGCAATATTATCTGGTTTCCCTTTTTGTTCATTCATATAGTCGAATGTATGGCTAGAGCACATTTCACATGGTATCATGATATATATATCACGAAGCAAAATCCAAGCATCATCAGAAGTACTTTTATTTTTACAATTCATTGAAACAACATGAATAAATGCCCATATTAACTGCCCTATAGATTCTTCAAGCATTTGAAAATACTCACTGTATATAAAGGTCCAGGATAAACTAATATAGTATATGAAATTTTTAGTTCTTACCTCAGAAAATATACATATTTTAGGTCATGAGGATTCGGAAAGATCATTCGAAAAAATGGAAAGCCCGAGAGATGCTTGTATGTATCAAGATAAACTATACATTCGATCAAACAAGTTTCTTAACACATATGATTTAGAAAACAATCCTTCGGTAAAGCCGTTAAATTTAAAAAAGAGTGATGGATTGTATGATGAAGTAGTTCATATGTGCCTTGGCGTAGATCCTTTTGGAAACATGACGATCTATCTGTTCCATAAAGACACATCTGTACACTCTATACCCCTCACGTTTTATCTCCAACCTAAATTTGAAAAAGAAAAGGTTGTGAGTCAAAGGTTGTTTACTGAAAAAGTTCGACTCATTTCCATATATCAAAGGTTTGGATTATGGTTCGTGTTTTACCAAGATCAGAATTATACATTAGTTCTTGAAGTGTTTGACATTTGCTTTCAAAAACTGTATAGGGAACCTATAAAGAATAGTAATTTCCCGATTGAAAACATAATCTTCAAAGGATCATGTATATCATGGTCTGAAGATAAATCATTGTTTGAATATAATTTTCTTCACAAGCGAACAAATGTTAAACATTTTGATTTTTCTATTAATCTTCTGTGTCAATGCACTTCAAAAACTTATCTTTCCTCAAACGAGGAAATAATCATTCACAACCGTTGTACAGATTTGTTTGAGAGATTAAATGTGCAAATTGTGAAGGCAAAGGCTTTTTATATTCATAACGACTACCGTTTTCGAAATTTATGTTCCCCACTTTGTATTCCATTTTCTATTATTTCACAAGGATTCATAAATATCGATGAGCAATATAATCTTGATGTTGAAGGTCAAGAAAATAAGCTTTTTAAAACTTATTTAGTTCCAAAACAAGATTCCTTTGAATGGACATTATTCCCCACATACAAGTATGAGAACCCGTCTAATATTTATGTTGAAATTTGTAAATCGAAAACTGACAACATGGTTTCTTTCCATCTTAACATAGTGGACTCGGAAGAGTTTATTTTACCACATCATCATCTTCAAGTGAAGGTGTTTACGAAACCCTGTACATTTAGAACTTTCTCAAGTGAGGAAGTCGTTTTGAGTTTACAAATACTTCAATGACAGTAGTTTATGTATCCAAACATTCAGGTAGGATGACATTGTTAAAGTTTGTTTCAGAGATAAAGAGAAGACGCTCGAAATTTGCCAAGAGCTCTTTATTGACATTTATTGTTCCATTCATTTTACAAGTCAGCAAATGTATGAGTTTATAAATAACGTTGAAGTGATTTCTCTTTGAAATAAACATATTAAAAGCGTTTTCAGGTAAATTAAAAGAATGAATAAGCTCCAAACCTTCAAAAAACTTTATAATTGGATGCAAGAACACTGAATGCTGCGAGTTAACCATCGAGTTCCCAGTTTGTGGCTGCTTGAAAGTGTTCTCAAATTGGTTTTTGGAATCGTATCCTAAGTATATAATGAAGTATGATGTTGGTTTTATCTCAAAATATTCAATGAATTCAGGAGATCCAACAAACCTTATCGGAATATGCTGTATGTATAAAAGATTATCATCCTTTACAAGAACACAATCACAGAAAAAGTCAAATCGATGCAATAATGTTGAGCTTTGATTAATTTGCCTCATCAACAGCTCACAGAGTTCGTAACTAGAGCTAAACTTCTCACATTTGATTGATCTTGAAAGAAAGGCACAAATGAATTCACTATTATATCGAAAACCATGTATAAATGCAGAAGTTCCATGCTTATAGTCATGATCTTGGGTAAGCGCTCCAATAAAGAAGAGGTTTTTTGAAGAACTTTCGAATGTCGAATTTAAGCATGGAAATTTTGTAATGGGACTCACTTCAACATGAACGTTTTTTAAGATGTCTATATTCGCACGAAAGCCTCCGCAATATATTACAAAATCAAACGATTTAAATAATGTTCCATTCTCCAATTCATGTAAATAGTCCTTCCATTTTCGGTCGGTTCGAGCAGAAACGGAATTACACCAGTCAATATTTAGTTTAAGTTTTAAGTAATAGGAATCAATCAAGTTCATATTTATACTTCTAATTCCTCCAGGGTAATGTGTACGCCAAGCAAACCTTTCAGATCCACAAATAACAAGCTCATTACACACTTCGTTTAATTTGTTTCCGAGCTCAAACGATGCATTGCCACCACCAAGTATAAGAACCTTTTTATTTATAAACAGTTCATAAGACGATGGCATGTTATGGTAATAGAAAAACCTTTTTTTTGGTAATTTTTCATCAAAAGGTAAAACATTGGGTATAACACCCGTCCCCATGAATAGTCTTTCGCATTCAAAAATTTTGCCACATGAAGTATAAAGAAAGTAATGTGTCTCACACTTTATTATTTTTTGAATAGTTATAGAGTATAAAATGTTTAAACTATATTTTGTCACGAAGTCATCAAGATATGTTACCAAAGTGCTTGCATTTGGATAGTACTCTTGTGAATAGTGTTTGAACAATAACTTATTGGTATCTTTCCGATCTTGGAGAAGGGAATTCCAATCATAGCGCAGTATGTTTTCTATATTTGAAACTTCATCACTACTCCCACAATGTACTTTATTGATTGATATCAATCGTCTTTGCTTGGGGTACTCAGAGAAAAAGGATCCAGGATGTGATGCTTGCTCAAGTACGATATAGTTATTTTGATGCTTGTTTAGGAAATATGCCGTCTGAATTCCGGCGGGTCCACCCCCAACGATTATATTCTTATAAAATAAATGCTCGGTGTGATTGTTCATACCTTATTTAAAACAAAAACAAGATAAACCTTAAATGTCAATCATAAACCCATTGAGTTCAATGATTGAAAACGTAATTGAACAAATTTATAAAAAGAATAATGTTTACGACGATGAATACCAATTACAATGGGAATCTTTGAGATCAAAAAGGTTCCAAAATTTACGGCTTCAAACATATATCGGATTTCAAGCAATTAATGAAGACACACTTCCGGAGATTCAGAAAAAAATTGAGGTTGTTGCAGCTCATGAAGTCCTAGAAATATTCGATTGGATGGTAAGATGCCAAAACCAATTTATAGAGGGAATATATAAAGATGTTTACTTTTTGGAACTCTTTGAAAATTTGAGCATTTATCCATTGGTTATTAAAATAAGGGACTATTTCATAAAAGAATTAAAACTTAGAAAAACGGGTGATGTTTTCTTTAAAGATAAACTTATTTGGATAAAACCTGGAGGTCAAACGGACTTAACACGTGATTTCTCACCAATTCCTAACGAGGTTCATTGCCGGGTCAATGTTGAATGTTCAAAGGTAAATGGAAAGTTTCAAATTGGAGAAGTTATATATAATGTTTCTCCGGGCTCATATGTGCACTACAATGCTTGCTCTGAAAATCATAGGTTTATTCCATCTAAACATGACCGATTGGTGTTGTCGTTAGGATTTTCACGATCACTATATCATTTATATAGTTTACCACACTCTTTACAAAAATTAGATGATAAGCGCTCACTTTCTTACATAAATTCTGTGAAAGAAATAATTCAAGATGAAGAAATTATTCATGGACGATTGCTTGAACGGTGTATGTTGTACAACACAAATCTATTGAGTAGACTTCCTGTTTTACATGAATCTCTATTTGAATCAAGTGGGAAAGTGATCAATCCACCTTTTCTTGTAGGTCATTCTTTGTGCATAAAATTACTTGATTATATTGGCTTGTCCATGTTAGAAAATTTGCCATTTCAAACAGTTCAATATAACACGATACGATTCAGATATCTTCAATTAGATGATTTTATGCCATTGCTATTGCAATTCAACACAAACCTTTTTAACATTTTTGAATCAGAAAACATATGTACTGGACACCTTTGTGAAATTTTAGTATGGTTTGTTGGTGTGGGGGGATGTATTCAAGTGAACGGTATCAATCATTCGAGGCGAGTCATTGTAACTTTACTATTACATATTGAAGGGAACCAGACATGTACAATTTACAGAGAAAATGAATTTTTTAGCATACAAGATGGACGGTTTTTTATACTAAACGAATCTTGCTCTTATGGTGTTTGTCCAAATACTACCAATGATAATTTTATTTTCCTTCAATTGATATACGATCAAACCGTTGCTTAAAGTAACTATGTAATTGTAATATTATCTATAAAAATGTACATCTTTGCAACGGAGAGTGGGCTAAAGATATCATTAAAAGTACATGAGGAAAAGACTTGCTTACATCAAATTCAATGTGACCATTTTTGCATATATAATGATATACTTTTCGTAAAGGAGGGGGGAACTATTCAAGTGTTCAAACTGTATTTTGACAATTTACAAAACTTCAATGTTAATTTACAACAAACCTACAAACTTCCAACCACAAATACATCATCTGCTATCATCGAGGTTGATCGACATAAACAAACACGTTATATTTGTGTTGATAATGATTCTCAGTACATGATCTTTTTCCCTTTCATGAATGACGAATGTTTACCCGTTCAAATAAAATTAGATTTTTTAAGCAAACAATGCGTAGTCCTTTATGTTCTTTATCAAGATTGCTTTCTTTATTTAATCACGCAAAAATGTTGCGATGGTAATTATCAATTTATGACACAAATTATTTCACCTTGCTATGATCTGTTTGGTGAAGTTCAAATACAAGCAAACGATGTAAAATCTCCAATTCTAGTAGGGCATTTTTTGTTTTTTGTAGATGGGAAAGAAGTTAAACAATTATGTCTAGTTAGTAAAACCAAAAAACAAATATTCAAATGCGAAGATCAAGTACAAAGCATTCTCATTCTTAAGAATCAAGTAATGGTTGTGTTCACAATGTCATTTATTTACAATATTGATTTGAATGATATGACTAATTGTCGTACTTTATACAAGAAAGAAAGGCTTGATGGAGGCATAATATATCAAGTTGATTGTTTGATATATGGCGAGTCATTTCATCATTATGGTTCAGATCTTCTTATTCCTCATGTTTGGACACAATACCATGATCAAATGAATGCAAATTACAAGTCTATATGTGAGCTTTTATGCGAGTTATCAATGAACATTTATGGTCACGATGATATAATAAAAGAGATCTCTATACATGGGGTCACATCTAGCTCAATCTCGTCAATGTTTCGTGACCTTGAAAAATGTATATTTCTTGGAAAGGACGTAGATGATATTTTACGATATCCACGAACCATGTTTACAAAAACAACAAATTATCAACATATACTTCGAAGTATGACAAGCCTCATAGGAGCAAGGTACAAGGCTTTCAATTGTATAGGACAAGCCATTACAAAGTATTGTGTTAAGAATGGGCTGACATATGTTCCAAATCATTATATATCCGGATCATTACATTGTATTTGGCCAAGATACGGAAAAGGTTGGCATCATAACATTGATAGTGCACCAAGAGGGAAGTGTGATGTAGTTTATTTTGTTTGCACTGATGTCAATAGTTTTGGTGGATCGTTCTTCTTTTACCGTCATCCAAAATCAAAGCAAATACACGCAGTTCCCGACATTCATGGTACGCTCAAGTTTTTCATATTGGTTTCCGATCATGATAGCCCTCTTTGGCATGCAATAGGTAGCTATAATGCTCATAGAATTAGCTTTGGATTGTCAAAGCGGGCTGATTTAGAATTATTGGAGCCACGAACAACCGAAAAGTATCTTAATATATAGAGGTTATTTCACAATATGAAATTGGTCTTGTAATATCTTACAATAAGTTTTGGAAACAGAAAGATTTTAATCTTATTGATATGGTGCATTTCTAAGAATAGGTTAACAAACATATTTGTGATAGGCATATTATAACCTTTTGTATTTTTATAGAAAACAGTTCTATCGTCAAAAAAGTACATACCAACACTTGAATCGTTTATTTCCAATGTTGATGGATGAATTATTTCGTTACATCGCATTCGATAGAGCGCATCTAGTTTTTTTGTTGGAAAGCAAGAAAATCTTAAACCGTGTATGCTATGTTTTTTGAAGATACATAGTCCATTATATCCGGATATGAGAGGTACAGGTGATGTTTGTGTTAAGAAAGATTTACAAACTAAATTTTTATGTGCATTCTTCCAGAATTCTTGACCAATTACTTCTGGGCCAAAAGGAAAGGTTTCCGTTCTTAACGATGATAGATCAACAATTCTCCCATCTGATTCGATTCCATTACAAATCGCTGCATCAAAAGTTTCATTATCAATCGTGGTTTTTATTGCCGCTACGGGAATAGGATTTGGGCCCATTATATCAAACATAATTATGAAAGTTATGTCATTGTACATTTGATTTTCAAGCTCTTCTAATAATCGGTTTCTAGCCCTACAAACAAGTTCATCTTTACATGGTTTATTATATATATTTCTTGCAACAGTCACACTTGATTCATCAATATCTTCGTATATGAATTTTATGTAATCTTCTTTGCCTACAACATAAGAACTTATGATACTTCTCGTATTATCTGATGAATTATTCTCATATATGAGTATTTTACTGTTCAAGGTTTTGTGTGCATTGTCAATGCTTTGGAAAAGGATAGGCGTGTGTTCTTCTATATCTTTTACTATACATGCAATAACTGACATAGCTCTTATTGACCTTCAAATATGAAGTTTTTTTTGTTTAAACTCCTTCGAGAAATTTGGAAATACGTCAATTGGTTCAGTTTTAAGTCAAGAAAAGTTATCCTATTATTATCCCGAAACCTTGTAGTTCACCCGTAACTTATCAACGTTGGTTTAACTCTTTACTTATCTGTTATTAACCCAATAAAAACCGCACCATCTCTAGCATCGGATTACAAGGGGAATCCGACTGTAGAGATGCCCCTAGAGATGTTCTAGAGATGGTGCTTTTTCTAACTTAATACGCGTCTTTCCACTTCTTTCCGTACTTGATAAATAGTCTAGAGATGATCCTTACAGCTGATCAATTACTTTAGAGATGTCACAAGCCAATTCTTTATCAAATGTTCAACGAGTACAAGGACAATAGAACACGCTACAGGGGATTGTAATTTACCAACTCAATATGATGTTACTAAGTTAGTTGCCGTATGAACTACAGGGGCTTTGGCCCCAATTGTTACAAAAAACAAGTCACTTGTCGAATTTTACCTTTCATATTGGATACATTTCCTTTTTTCTCCATTAACTCAATCATTGATTGATTCAATATTTTGATAGAACTCAATGACTTGAG